CCTCTTTTTGTGGCGCCGCGTAATTCATAGGGGTGGGTCCGATGATGAAGGGGCAGCAGATGCCAGCAGGACGACCGCCGAAGCCGACAGCGCTCAAGCTGGTCGAGGGAAACAAGGGCAAGCGCGCGATCAACACGCACGAACCCGACCCGGCTTACCTCAATGACCTCACACCTCCCGCCTGGCTGCCTGCCGACGCGCAGGCCGTGTGGAACGAAGTAGCACCGAAGCTGCGCGCGGCCCGCGTGTTGACCGAGCTAGACGTGCAGGCGCTGTGCATGGGATGCGTGTCGATCGCGCAGTACCGCGCCAGCGTGCGCCGCGTCGGCACCGACCTGGTGAAGTCGAAGCACGTCGAGACCGACCTCGGCGGTGTGGTCGAGGTTGGTGAGCACGTGAATCCGTGGCTCATCGCGCAGTCGATGACGTTCAAACAAGCCATGGCGATCTTCGCGCAGTTCGGTCTCACGCCGGCGGCGCGCAGCCGCGTCGCCATCAACCCGCAGGATGACCTTTTCGGCCATGGCCAGGCGCCGGCTGGTAAAAACTACTTCTCGTGACCCCGTCACCCGCTACGCGCGGGCAGTTGTAAGCGGCAAGATCATCGCCGGCCCGCATGTGCGGGACGCCTGCAGGCGGCACCTGAAAGACCTGGACGAAGCCCCCGCGCGGGGCTTTTTTTTCGACCTCGACAAGGTCGACCGCGCGATCGGGTTCTACCGCGACGTTCTGCGGCTCAACGGCGGCGAGTACGAGGGCAGGCCCTACGACCTGATCGACTGGCAGGCCTTCGTGGTCGGCAGCCTCGTCGGCTGGGTCGATTCCGAAGGCTTCCGCCGCTTCCGCATCGCCTACGTCGAAACGGCCAAGGGAAGCGGCAAGTCGCCGCTCGCTGCTGGCGTCGGTCTCTACGGCTTGGTAGCCGATGGCGAGCCGCGCGCCGAGATCTACGCCGCGGCCACGAAGAAGGACCAGGCCATGATCCTGTTCCGCGACGCGGTCGCCATGCGCGACCTCTCCCCCGAGCTGTCGCGTCGGCTGGTGAAAAGCGGCGTCGGCGAAAACGCCTGGAACATGGCGTACCACGCCACCGGCAGCTTCTTCCGGCCGATCAGCGCAGACGACGGGCAGTCCGGCCCGCGCCCGCACATCAGCTTGCTCGACGAGATCCACGAGCATAAGACCGGGTACGTGGTCGAGATGCTCAAGGCTGGCCAGAAGTCGCGGCGCCAGCCGCTGCTGTTCGGCATCACCAACAGCGGCACCGACAAGCGCACCGTTTGCTGGGACTACCACGACTACGGCGCCAAGGTCGCCGCCGGGCAGATACAGGACGACAGCTTCTTCGCCTACGTCTGCGCGCTGGACGAAGGCGACGACCCGTTCAAGGATGAGGCCTGCTGGATCAAGGCCAATCCAAGCATCAAGCATGGCCTGCCCGGCATCAAGTACCTGCGTGAGCAGGTCACCCAGGCGCGCGGCATGCCCGGCAAGGAATCCATCGTCCGGCGGCTCAACTTCTGCCAATGGGTGGAAGCCGAGGCCCCGTGGATCGGCGGCGACGTCTGGTTCGACGCAGGACCCGAGCCGGAGTTCGAAGAAGCCAGCCTCTACGGCCGGCGCTGCTGGGGCGGGCTCGACCTCTCCAGCACGCAAGACCTCACCGCCCTGGTGCTGCTGTTCGAGCCCACCGACGCCGACCCGCACTGGCGCCTGCGGCCGTGGTTCTGGCTGCCCGGAGACGGCCTGCACGACAAGGCCGACAAGGACCGCGTGCCCTACATCGCCTGGCGCGACGCAGGGCACCTGACCGCCCTGCCGGGCCGCGCGATCGACAAGCTCGCCGTCCTGCACAAGCTGGCGCAGATCGCCAGCATGTACGACGTGCAGGAGATCGCCTACGACGAATGGCGCATCGCCGACCTGCTCATGCTCATCCAGCAGGAAGGCCTGGCCATGCCGCCCCTGGTCCCGTTCCGGCAGGGGTTCAAGAGCATGGCCCCGGCAGTGGACGAATTCGAGCGCCTGCTGCTCGGCGGCAGCCTCAAGCACGACGGCAATCCCGTCATGACCTGGAACGCCGCCAACGCCGTCGTCGTCAGCGACCCGGCCGGCAACCGCAAGGTCGCTAAAGAGCGCGCCACCGGGCGCGTCGACGGCATCGTTGCCGCCGTGATGGCGGCAGGGCGCAGCATGACCAAGCCGGAGCCGGTTGCGGTTCCTGAAATCATCATCCTCTAAGGCCAGACAATGGGCGATTGGTACAACGTAGCGCGGGTTCGCGAGCCTGGCAGTGTCGTGCTCAAGAACTGGCTCGCCAGCCGCCACGGCGCGCATGAGCGCGTGCAGGCCTCGAGCGATTACGTCAGCCTGCCGGACATCCGCAAGGGCACTGAACTGTTCGAGTGGATGACCGGCGGCATGTCTTCGGCCGGTGTCGCCGTCACCGAGCAGTCTGCGATGCGCGTGTCTGCGGTGTACGCCAGCGTCAACCTCATCGGCGGCGCGATCGCCTGCCTGCCGTTGCCGGTTTATGAGCGCTCGCTCGACGGGCGCAAGCGTGCCGACCATGATGTCTGGTGGCTGCTCAACGAACAGCCACACCCGGCCTGGTCGGCTTCCTCGTTCTGGGAATACCTCGCCGCGTCCAAGCTGTTGCAAGGTGACGCCTACGCGCGCATCCTGCGCGCATCGAAGCTGTCTCCGAAAATCGTCGGTTTCGAGCCGCTGCACAAGTCGCGTATCACCACCACGCGGATGGAAGACCTGTTGATCTACGCCTACCGCGAAGACGACGGCAGCATCACCAGCATCGAGCAGTCCGACATGCTGCACATTCCCGGCCCAGGCTTCGACGGCCTCACCGGAATGAGCCAGATCCGCCACGCCCTGCGCAACTCCGCCGGCATCGCCCTTGCCGCTGACGAGTACAGCGGAACTTTCTTCAAGAACGGCGCCCGCCCGGACTTCGCCATCGAAGTGGCCGGCGCTGTCACGCAGGACCAGCAGGACATGCTGCGGCGCACCTGGGCCAACCGCCACGGCGGCATCGACAACGCGCACCTACCCGCACTGCTCGTCGGCGGCGCCAAGGTGCACGAGCTGACGATGAATGCCGAAGATGCCCAGCTCATCGACACCCGCCGCTTCCAGGTCGAGGACATCGCTCGCATCTTCGGCGTGCCGCCGCACATGATCGGCCACACCACCGCCGCCACCAGCTGGGGCACCGGCATCGAGCAGATGAGCATCGGCTTCGTCAAGTACACCCTGCAGCGCCACCTGGTCAAGTTCGAGCAGGAACTCAACCGCAAGATATGGCCGTCGCGCCAGCGGTACTTCGTTGAGTTCGCCACCGCCGGCCTCGAGCGCGGCGATTACAAGAGCCGCAACGAAGGCTACCGCATCGCCCTGGGTCGAGCAGGCGAGCCTGGCTGGATGACCGTAAACGAAGTCCGCAAGCTCGAGAACATGCCCCCGGTAGACGGCGGCGACCAACTCACGAAAGGAAACGTCAATGAAGCCTCTGCTCAAACTGCTGGCTGAAAACCGCGGGCGCGGCCAGTTCCGCGCCGAAGCCGGGGCCGACGAGGCTACCGTCTACCTCTACGACACCATCGTATCCGACGCCGACACCGCGGAGTGGTGGGGCGGCGTTGACCCGCTTACCTTCGCCCGTGCGCTGGCCGGCATCAATGCCCCCGTCATCCACCTGCGCATCAATTCCCCCGGCGGCGACGTGTTCGCCGCCCAGGCCATGGCCCAAGCCCTGCGCGAGCACCCGGCCAAGGTCGTCGCGCATATCGACGGCTACGCCGCCAGTGCCGCCACCGAAGTGGCCGTCGCCGCCGACGAAGTCATCATGGCCCCCGGCGCCATGTACATGATCCACAACGCATGGACCATCGCCATCGGCAACAAGTCAGACTTCCTCGACACCGCTGCCCTGCTCGAAAAAGTCGACCTCACCCTCGCGCAATCATACGCCGAGCGCACCGGCAGCGACCTCAAGCAGATCACCGACTGGATGGATGCCGAGACCTGGTTCACTGCCCAGGAAGCCGTCGACGCCGGCTTCGCCGACAGCGTGGCCGACAGCAAGCCCAAGGCGCAGGCAACCGCCACCTGGAACCTATCCGCGTACAAGCACGCACCCACGCCGCAGCAGGCCGCCGCGCCGGAGCCAACTCCGCCCGCACCAGCCGCAGAGTACGACACCGCCCACCTCAAGCGCCGCCTCGCGCTGATTGCCGCATCCGCCTGACGCTCCCGCGCCAAGCTGAAACCAAGCCGCCGTCGGGTGGCTTTTTTTACGCCAACTGTCTTGAAAGGACACAGCATGAAACCGATCCAAGCCCTGCGGGAGCAACGCAGCACCCGCGCCCAGGAACTTCACGCCCTGCTGAACGACAACCCCGGCGACAAGTGGAACGCCGGCCTGCAGGCCAAATATGACGCCGGCATGGCCGAGATCGAATCGCTCGATGGCGAGATCACCCGTCATCAGGCGCTCGTCGACAAGATTGCCGCCGAGGCCATCGACAACCAGATCCACGACGCCAAGGCGCGCAAGATCCACGACGCCGACAAGACCACCGGCCGCGCGCTGTATGCCAAGTGGCTGCGCGGCGGCGACAATGCGCTGTCCGCCGAGGAATGGGCCGGCATCCGCGCCACCATGTCCACCACCACCGGCTCCGAGGGCGGTTACGCCGTGCAATCCGACGTGGCCGCACGCCTGATCGACGCGCTCAAGGCCTACGGCGGCATGCGTTCGGTTGCCGAAGTCATCACCACTGAAATGGGCAACCCGCTGTCCTTCCCGTCTTCCGACGGCACCAGCGAAACCGGCGAGCTGATCGCGGAGAACACCACCGCCACCGCCTCCGACCCCACTTTCGGCACCGTGGCCGTGAACGCCTACAAGTTCTCGTCCAAAATCGTCGCCGTGCCGTTCGAACTGCTGCAGGACAGCCAGATCGACATCGAGGCCTTCGTCAACAACCGTCTGGTCACCCGCATCGGCCGCATCACCAACCAGATGTTCACCACCGGCACTGGCTCCAGCCAGCCGCGCGGCGTCGTCGTCGGTGCATCGAGCGGCAAGGTCGGCACCACCGGCCAGACCGCCACGGTCATCTATGACGACCTGATCGACCTGATCCACAGCGTCGACCCGGCCTACCGCGCCGCCCCCGGCGTCGGCTTCATGATGAACGACGCCTCGCTCAAGGTCATCCGCAAGCTCAAGGACAGCCAGAACCGGCCGATCTTCCTGCCCGGCTACGAACTGAACAACAGCATGCCGGACACCCTGCTCGGCTACGGCGTCACCATCAACCAGGATGTGGCAACCATGGCCGCCAACGCCAAGTCCATCCTGTTCGGCGACTTCCGCAAGTACATCATCCGCGACGTGATGCAGGCCACCCTGTTCCGCTTCACCGATTCGGCCTACGCCAAGCTCGGCCAGGTCGGCTTCCTGATGTGGGCGCGCAGTGGCGGCAACCTCACCGACACCGCCGCGGTGAAGTACTACCAGAACAGCGCCACCTAAACGGCTGACGTTGACCAAGCCCCTGCGCAAGCGGGGGCTTGAATCAACGCCAACCGGAGACGCCCATGGCCGCCAAAAAAAAGCAGACCGACGCGATCGAAGTCCGCGTCCTGGTCGATGTCGTCACCTCGTCGGGTGACAGATTGCACTGCAACACCATCGCCATGCTTCCTGCCGATGAGGCCGAAGCCATGGCCGCATCCGGGCAGGTTGACATCAGCCCGGAGGCCGTCGAAGCCTGCAAGCACGAAGTGGAATAGCAGGTGAGCCAGGAACAACTCATGGTCGCCTTCGCAGGCGGCCTGTTCGTCATGCTCATCGGTGTGCTCGCGTGGATCGGCAACCGCGTGCACTCGCGCCTCGACAGGCTTTCGGAAATGCTCGACGAAAAGCTCACCGCCATGGGCGGCACGCTTGCCAGCATCGAGCGCGATCTGCGCAACGACATCACCGCCATCGACCGGCGCGTGTCTCACCTCGAGGGTGAGCGGCGTCTCGATGGCGAGCGGCGTGGCACGCCATGAACACCAACCGCCGCAAAGTAACGGTCCACGTCTGCGTCTTGTTTGAGGACATGGCCATGGAAGACACCAACGCCGCGCTCGACGTCATCAAGAGCGTGCTGGCCGACGCCGGCCAGCATTGCCAGGCCGAGATCAAGCAGGCGCTGGAAGACGCCGGCGCGCGCGAAGTCAGCGTGCACATGCTGGCCTACTGAGGTAAGGCGATGGAATTCGACGACCTGATCGGCGATGTGCTCGCGCGCGAAGGCGGCTATGTCAACCACCCCGCCGACCGTGGCGGCCCGACCAACTTCGGCATCACCCAGCGCGTATACGGCGACTGGCTCGCATCGCAGGGCCTGCAGTGGAAGAACGTACGCGACATTACCGAAGACGAAGCCATCCGCATCTACTTCGCCCTGTATTGGAAGAACTCTAACTGCTCTGCGCTGCCGCCCAAGGTGCGCGACATCCACTTCGACGCCGCGGTGAACCACGGCGTGCGCCGGGCCGGCATCATGCTGCAGCTCGCCGCCGGTGCCACGCAGGACGGCATCATCGGCAAGCAAACGCTCGCCGCCGTATACGGCATGGACGCCGACCTCCTGCGCTACCGCTACATCGTCGTGCGATATAGGTTCTATGGCCAGATTGTCAACAGAGACCGCACCCAGCTTAAATTCATCGCCGGCTGGCTGCGCCGCATGGAGAACTTCGCATGAAAACAGCCATCGTCATCGCCGCGCTGCTGCTCGGCGGCTGCGCCGCCGTACCTACCCTGCAGCACTGCCAGCACGTCGAATACGTGCGTGACGGCAGCCGTATCAAGCTCACCGCCGAGTGCGTGGCGCCCATCGGCGGCGTAGTTTCTCTCACCGGCGTCTAGGAGCAAACGCATGACCGGATACAAAACTTTCATCGTCGGCCTGATTTCTCTCGTCGCAGGCATCGCAACCATGATGGGCGTCACCATTGACGGCGAAACGCTGGCGGCGATCCAGGCTAACGCTGAGACTGTCATCGGCGGCGGCATGACTTTGTACGGATTGGTGATGGTCGTGCTCCGCGCCTTTACCAAGTCGCCGATGTTCAAGAAGCCCGAGTGACGTGATCACTTACTACTCCGACCCCGAGCTCACCGGGATATTGCTCACTTACCAGCACCGTAAGGAAGCGGGCGACCCGGTTCGCATGCTGCTCGCGGAAGGCGACAGCTGGTTCTCGCTCGGCGGCTGGACGACGAACCTGCTCATGGAGTTGGACGACGATCACACGCTGATCGTGTCTTGCGCCGAGCCGGGCGACACCCTCCGCAACATTGCCAGCCTTGGCAACGATCCGTTCAGGATGATGCTGTCGCCACGCTTCGGCGTGAAATGGGACGCTGTTCTGCTTTCGGCTGGCGGAAACGACCTGCTGGCAGACGTCGGCCTGCTGATCGAGCACGGCAACCTGAGCCACGAGGCGCTCAGTATCGCCCTCGACGGCATCGAGCTCGGCTACCGCCGCATCATCAGCGCCGTGCGCGAGCATCATGACTGCCAGATCCACGCGCACACCTACGATTACCCGGTATCCGACATCTACGGCGGCTTGTTCCGCATGGGGCCGTGGATCGGCAACCGGCTGATCGCCGCCGGCGTCGCGCCGCATCGGCACGCAGGGATCATCGCCGACATTGTCGATGCCATGGCGGATCGCCTGGAGAAGAACGGCGACCTGATCGTCCACGACACGCGCGGCACCCTGCCGCCCGGCAAGTGGAGCAGGTTCGGATGGCAGCCGATGTGGCGCAACGAGCTGCACCCGACCCGAGTGGGATACAAGCGCCTCGCCGCGAAGTGGGTGCTGTGAAGCTGTTGGTGTTGGAATTCGCCGCGCGCGGCGCGCTCGCGGTCGTCGTGGCCCTGCTCGGCATAGCCGCCGTCGTCACCTACGCCAACGCCGGCCAGCTCGACGAAACCCGCTACTGCACGGTGACGCCAACGCGCGACGCCGACGGCAGTATCAGCCGCCGCGCAGACGTGCTACGGGCTTTCCGAGACCTATACCCGTGCCCAAGCACTGGTAAAACGCGAGGCGCTTGCCCAGGCTGGAATATCGACCACGTGATCCCGCTGGCCGTGGGAGGGTGCGACGCAGTGCCGAACCTTCAATGGCTGCCGACATCAATAAAACGATGCGCCGGAGAGTATTGCAAGGACAGGTGGGAACGCAAAGTCTACATTCGGCAGCAGAAGGAAATGTAAATGCCAAGCTACATTGTTACCCGCAAGTCTGACGGCGCAGAGGTCTATCGCTACGAGGCTCCCGCCCCGATCGAGTGGGTAGGGATGGAGTTCGCTACTCACAATCACAGCGAAGCCGTGGCCGGTGGCACGCCGTCCGTGCCCATCGCCGTTTACGGCGGACGGCGCGTCATCAGCAAGTTGGAATTTCTCGAGTTGTTAACCAGCGCCGAGCGTGTCGCAATCCGCGCGGCCAGAGGACAGAGCAGCGCACTTGACGACTATCTCTACATGCTTGAGATGGCCGAGGAAGTGAACTTGGACAGCCCGAATGTTCGCGGCGGCGTCGCAATGCTTGAGCAGGCGAGAATCCTGGCCGCAGGTCGCGCGCAGGAGATTTTGAATGGCTGACAAGTTCATCATCCACGGCGCAACGTTCAATGGCGACGGCACTTCCAGCGCGCAGGCAACTGTAGACGGCGGCCCCGGCGCGTGGAACAACATCAACATCCTGACCGGAACCGTGCCTGCGTTCGGCTCCATCGCTGCAGGCGACACTATCTACATCCGGTCGAAAAGCGCCGCCGATGCTGATATTACGATCACGCTGCCAGCTGCCAACGTGTATCTCGGATCAGCCGCAGCAACAACAGCCGCGCCGGTTGCATGGGTTATCGATAATGGCGCTGTATGGCCCGGTATCGACGGCACCATCAAGCACACCATCTCGGCTGGAAACTATATCTTTCAGGTGATCGCCAACAACGCGATTGTGGCGAAGCGTCGAGGCGCTTTCGTCTACGAATCAACTTCTACTGCGAGCGGATCATCGCGCGGTGTTGAGCTGGCTGGGGCGATTATCGATGGATGGAGGGTTATCTGCTCATCGGTAGACACTGGTTCGTACGCAGAACAAGGCGTTCGCACCGCAGTTAACAGTTTTGGGTCACAGGCAATCCGCTGTGACATTACGATGCCTGGATTTGCAGAAGTTGGATTGGCGTCTCAGAGCAGCAAACTACTGATGCTTGATTGCGACATCGAGCTTACGTCTAGCGCCGCATACACGGCAAACCGGGCTGTGTTCGTTGCGAAAGAAAGCGTAAGCTCCGCGGCCAGTGGGATGCTAGAAGCCATCGGATGCACACTCCGTGGTATTGGAGCGCACTCAGGCAAGCGTGTTGCTGGCGGCTTCGTCAAGGTGATAGGCGGCAGCGTTCCGTCGATCATGCAGTGGGCGATGCCGCAGGCATCCGCGCATGTATTGCCGCCGATCGGTATCGGTGTGGATGGCGCACTAGGGTCTATCGGACGGATCAACCATGCTGGCGTGATCGACTCGCGCCAAGACGGCTACTACCCGACGCTCAACGGCGTACTCCCCGATTCTGCCAGCACGCCGTGGTCGTGGAAGTTGTACCCGGACAACATCGCGAGATACGGCAGCCCGACAGATGTCGTTTTGTCGGCATTCTCAACGACCGCGAGCACCCTGACGACAGCGACTGTTGAGTTTCTTGTCCCGACGACCTTTGCGCTCGATAGAAGGCTGTGTTGGGTGGACATTACATGGACAGACTCAAGCGGTATTCGCAGGTCGGCATCTACGTTCGATCCCGCTGGCTCCGCGCTCGACCCCTCGACCGCCGCATGGAGTGCCGTGACATACGGCGCAACGGCTTTCAATAAGCGCAAGGCGACATTCACGTTGACCGGCGGCGTGAAGCAAAACACGATGGTCGTGGCCAGGTTGTGCGTCGCAAAAAAAGCGGCGAGCACCAATGACGTACTGTTCGTTTGCCCCGCCGTGGTGCTTGCATAATGCCAGCGATTTTTCCTGACCCCAATGTGTCGATTGCGACCGCCGTGCGCGGTAAGGCGATGGGCGGCGTCGGCGCTCATTCGACGTATTTCTCGCGTCTCCCGACTGACCCACTATTTTTCGCAAACCTGACGCTCGAAAACATAGTTGTCGGTTCTCGCTACCGCGTCACTCGCGCATCCGACGGCACCGAGTTGGCGTCAGGAGACGCACTCGCGTCGACGGTAAACCTGACAGGTCTTCCCGTTTACACGAACCCGATGCTCGTGAAGATAACTGTGCGCAAGGGCACGACTGCTCCCAAATACCAGCCGCTCGATACTTTCGCCAACATGGCGCGTGGTACTGCTACGGCCTACATCTCCCAAGTACCTGATCCCATAGCATAAGGGCTAATCATGGCGATTCAAGACGATTTCACACTAGACTACACCGCGAAGACGATTACGCATACAGCGGGGACGACGCGCTACCACGTCAACGCGCTCTACTCGTGGTTGATGGACTTGTTCGACGACGCAGGTCAGATGGACGACACTGTGCCGATGTCGGCGCAGACGCCGGTCGAATACACGCTCATCAACGGCTGGACGTTTGGCAGTGACGCCGATCTCGGCTACCTGTACGGCGGTTCGATCGTCGTCGAGAAGGCCGTCACCAACCGCGATGTGTGGGCAAACTTCTACACCCTCGGCACCATCGAGGCTGATGGCGTGGTGTATTGGCAGCAAAACGGCGCAAGCGTGACGGCGCACCCAGGCTACACCCAAGGCCATATCGACCAGCTAATCAAGGTTGTGTCCGGCGGTGTCGATGTCGACGGCCGCAACGTATCCGCATTCCTGCGCAATCGTGCGACTGGCAACGCAGACCTGTACGACAACTTCACCGCGCAGGCGAGCGTGACGGGCGGGCGAAACCCGATCCCGCTCGCTACCAGTCCGGACGCTAACGACGACGGCGCTGACGTGTCGGCCTACGCCATCACCATCACATTCGGCACGACGACCGAAGACGTTGACGGGGATGGCACCGCTGAGACTTACGACGTGCGCGTCGATTGCGGCGGCGCGTACACTTGCGCCCAGGCCTACAAGTACCTGAAGCATGTGACCAGGCGCGGCGCGACCGCGCTGCTCAATGGCGTGCAAGGCCAGTTCTATCGTGGGCTGCCAGGCTACGCCGAGTCGAAGCAAGCGCCTTTCGGCACATTCGCTGGCGGCAAGTTCTTCGGCGCGCGCGGCGTGCTGCTGACCAACGTTACAGACCCGAACAACCGCCAGTTGATCGATTCAGCAAACAACACGCGCGTCCCGCCTGTCACGGTGTCCGTCACTGTCTCCGGGCTAGTCGCCGGGGATAGGGTTCTCGTCGGACGCACTTCCGGAGGCGTCATCAACAAGTCGCAATTCACGCTTGCAGGAGCGCACACGAACGCGGCAACCGTCACGGTCAACGAGGTGCTCGGCAACGACATTGCGAGCACCGGCGTCCTGCGCCTTGGAGACACGCGTTACACATACACCGGCATCAACCGCGGGCTCAAGCAGTTCACCGGCGTGTCCCCAACACTAACGGGCGCGGCCAACGCGCCACTCTACAACCCGTTGATCGACGACGTGGCGTCTGGGCCTAGCATGAGCAAGAGCTTCGTGTACGTTTCTGACTTCGGGATCGTTGCTCGCGTGCGGAAGAAGGGCATCCTGCCGTTCGAGAACACCGGCACCGTCACCAACGCAGGCGCATCGATTTCGGCAATCCGCACCACTGACACTATCGTTGTGTGATGGCACTGACATTCGACCACGCAGCCAAGCGCATCAACGTTCCGCAGCTTGACGCGCAACCGCTGCTGATACAGACGCTCGTAAACGCGATCCGCGAGGAAGAAGCGTCGGAGCGCGGCATCGCCTACGACAGAATCCTCGACGCTTCCGGCAAGGAAACGCTGAAATCCGGCGTGACAACCGGCATCACGGCGTCGCTGCGCTCGACTTGGGCAATCAATTTCGAGGCTGGCGCATATCAAGCAACCATCGACGGCGGCAACCTTTCCGACGCGCTGCTGCGCATCGTCAACACCGGCAGCCCTCAGGTGTTGGTGCTGGCGAGTACCGCCGCGTCCATCGTTGCGACAGGCTCAGGCGTGACCGCGCAGGACAAGGTCGACATCGCAAACCAGGTCATGAGTGCAGCGTCCGCGACGCCGATTCATGCAGACGTGAAGCGCATGAACGGAGCGATTGTGCGCGGCACTGGCACGGCTGCTGACAAGTGGAGGGGCGATGTTTGACGACCGCGCTTTCGACGCGCAGGCGTTTAGCGTGTCGGCTTGGCTGTTCGCTGCTGTTGATGCGCTGCGGCGCGAGGTTGTGCGCGGTCTGTCCGCGCTGACGCGCGTAGTGATGGGTGACTCGAGGCTATGAACACAGAGCAGATCGTTGGGACGTCGCCGCTCACGCTGTCGTTCGGCGCGGTGTCTGCCGTCACGCTTCAGGTGCCAAGTAAGTCACCTGTCAACGTTGGGCCGATAACGGGGCAAAGCGCGGTCGCACTGACGGTGACCGGCGCATCGAAAATCGAATTGGAGTAGGCGATGGGAAAAATTTACGTCGGAGACGTTGGCACTGAGATCATCCTGGATTGCGGCGTAGACATCAGCAACGCGACAGTGCGCGAGATTGTTGCCAGAAAGCCGAATGGGCAGGTCGTCACCTGGACGGCTATCGCCAGCGGCACGAACGCGATCAAACGCACCGTGCTGGCGGGCGACATCGACGTGGCTGGCAGGTGGATGTTGCAGGCGAAGGTCGTCACGCCGACGTGGAGCGGGCTGGGCGAGACGTTTTCAATTATTGTCTACAACGCTTTCGGGTGATTGCAAAATGCGCATCAAGCTAATCACTGGGCCGCAGTCAGAGCCGATCACCGCAGCAGAGATCATGCAGCGCATCGGTGTGGACGCCGCGCATGTCGGCACGATCGACATTGACGCCATGATCGCCTCGGCCAGACGCTGGGTGGAGGAATACATTGAGCGTGCCTTGATCAGTCAGACGTTTGACCTCGCGCTAGACGCCTTCCACGCCGACCCAATCTACCTGCCGCGCGCGCCAGTTCAGTCGATCATCTCTGTCAAGTACACAGACACCGCTGGCGTCGAGCAGACCGTGTCGGCCGCCGACTACGTGCTCGACGATTACGGCGACAACCACCGCCTGCTGCTAGCCTACGGCGCGGCATGGCCCGCTGCGCGCGACCAGGCCAACGCCGTGCGCATCCGCTACGTGGCCGGCTACGGCGCCACGGGCGCCGCCGTACCCGCCCCCATCGTCAACGCCATCACCCTCATTGTCGGCCAGGCTTACCGCGCCCAGCCTGGGCTCGAAACCGGGCTCTACCCAGCCAGCATCCCGAATGCCGCGAAGGAACTGCTCGCGCCGTTCCGGCTGCTGGCCTTCTGACCATGCACGCCCGCCAGCAGATCCTCCACGCCCTGCGCGACGTGCTCGATGCCGCCGCATCGCCGCACTGGCGCAGCGTGTACGTCTCGGCCATCTTGCCGGGCGCAGCGTCCTTCCCATGCCTGCTCGTGCGGCAGGAAGGCGAGACGGCCGGTGCCGTGCCGCAGCAGGGATTCATGGATGGCACACGAATCTGGCGCACGCTCAGCGTCGCCGTGCTGTACGCGATTAAGGCGCGCAGCAATCCGGAAGACACCACCGCCGCGCTCAACGAAGGCGCAGCGGCGGTTGAGGCCGTGCTCACACTGGATGCCCTGGTGGCGCAGATCGCCGCGGTGAAGAACCTCACCCTGCAAAGCACCGACATAGACGAAGAGCCGGACGCCTCCGGCTACGTGACGATCGCCACCACATGGCAGATCGAATACATGACCGCCGACGGCGCACCGTCCGCCCTCGTCGCCTGACCTGACGCAGCACCCAGAACCAACCGCCGCAAGGCGGTTTTTTTTCGCCCGTTTCCGCCGTGAGCGGGTTTTTTCATTTCAGCAAGGAGATTTGCCATGTCCGTCTATCTGCCCAATGGCTCCAAGTTCTACATCGGCTCGGCCTACGCCGCAAACAAAACCTTTACCACCGCCAGCAACGCCTCAGAGTGCGTGCTGTCGTTCGCTGCCGACCCGGCGCTCGCCACCGGCGATTTCTTCGAGATCAACTGCGGGTGGGAAGCAGTCGACGGCAACATCTACCGCGTCAAAACCGCCTCGGGCACCGGTCCCTACCTCGTCACCATCGAAGGCCTGAACACCACCGACACGGCCGTGTTCCCGGCCGGCGGCGCCGACAACGGCACCGTGCGCGAAGTCACCACATGGACGGAGATCACCCAGGTCGAAACCCCCACCACCTCCGGCGGCGAGCAGCAGTTCATCAATTACCAGATGCTGGCGTCCGACCGCGAGCGCCGCCTGCCGAGCTTCCGCAACGCGCAGGGCATCCAGCTCACGTTCTTCGATGACCCCACGCTGGCCTGGTATTCCTCCGTCCTGGCCGCCAGTAACAACAATGCAAACCCATATGCGATCAAAGTCGACCTCAAATCAGGAGCCAAGATCGTCGCATCTGGCTACTGGTCTTTGCAGAAGATGCCGAATATGGCTGCGAATACCCCAATGACCGCCAGCATCGATATAGCAATCCGCAACGACGTGGTTCGATACGCGAGCTGATATGGCCGTCACTTTCAAACTCAACCCCGAGCCCACCTTCCGCGCCAGCGTGCCGATACCGGTTCCTGGCGGCGGCAGCATGCCGCTCGAACTGGAGTTTCGCCACAAGACCCGTGCCGCACTGCGCGAGTGGTACGACAGCTTCGACGGACGCACCGAGGCCGAATGTCTACACGACGTGGTGGCTGCCTGGCACAACTGTGAGGCGAGCTACAGCCTAGAAACGCTCGCCACCCTGATCGAAAACTACCCGCAGGCCGGCGGCGCCATTCTGGCCGCCTACACCCGCGAGCTGACCGGGGCGCGGCTGGGAAACTGAGATCGGCTGCCGCGGCGCTCTACGACCGCCCGCCGCAGCCGGACATGGAAGAAGCCGCGCGGCTCGGCCTCACCGCGGCTGACTTCGAAGCCGACGAAACAGAGATCGAGGTCTGGGCAGAAAACGCCGAGTCCTTCCTCGTCTTTGCCAACCTCGGCACCCAGTGGCGGGCCGGCCTGGGCGGCGCCATCGGCCTCGACTACACAGCCATCGAGCCCGTGCTGCGGCTTATGCGCATCGAGCCTGACCACTGGCCTGACGTGTTCGACGACGTGCGCACCATGGAAGCCGCAGCGCTCAAGGTAATGAACAGCAAGGACAAGCATGGCTGAATACATCAACATCAGCGGTCTCGCCGACGCCAAGCGCGCGCTCGAGGCGCTCCCCAAGGATCTGCGCAACCGCGTCGTTCGCGGCGCCCTGCGCGATGCCGCCAAGCCCATCGTACAGCAGGCAAAGGCCAACGCCCCCGTGCGCACCGGACTCGTCAAGCGCCGCATCACCGTCAACGCCAGCCGCCTGCGCAAGAAGTCGCGCGGCGAGGTCGGCGTCTACATCCGCCCGCGCGCCACCGCGCTCGCCCGCCGCACCAAGCTCCGCTCGCAAGACCCCTGGTACTACAAATTCCAGGAGGCTGGCTTCCATGCAGTTGGTAGCCGCCGTATGAAAACGCGCGCCGTTCCAGAAAACGAACTTCGCCGCGCGGTCGAAGCTGCCCAACGTGGCGCGCGCTACATCCCAGGCAAGGCATTCCTGGGGCGTGCATTCGAGGCAAAGAGATCAGAAGCGCTGTCGATCTTCCAGGCCGCCATCAAGCGCCGCATCGACGAAGCCAACAGGAGAAAGTAGATGGCCTTCGCAGCCCTCACCATCGACCTCAATGCCCAGCTCGCCAAGTTCG